GCCCAATTTTCATACAAGTTTAAAGGACTAGTATCCAAGTTGTTAAATGTGGCTCCTTTTAAAGCATTGATTGCGTTTAAAGATCCGCCTTGTTTTATTAAGCCTTGATAAAATTTACTTTGAGTAGTGACGTCAATACCTAGATTTGTAAAATATTGTCTAGGTCTAAATCCAATTAATCCATTACTGAACAACTGAATTTCTTCATTGATAGGTTGATCATTGATATCGTAAAAACGAAGTGACTGGGCTGCATTTGTTGCCAGGTTGTTCAAAATACCAGTTTTTATTTCATTGTTGGCCAATAACTCCCAACTTTTAACTTGAAAACTATCAGCTGCACTGATGTTTTCTAAAGCAGCATAGTATCTTTGCTTGTAATTAATTATAGTACCTTTGAGGTAATCTACTCCGGGCGACCACTCAGTTATTTCGTCGCTGCTGTAAATGTAGCCTGGCAATTCTAAACTGCCGTTCCATTGACTGGTTTTTGCGCCGACCATTTTAATTCTATATTGTCTATTTCCAGATTCTGGAAGATAAATTACGTCCCTGAAAACAGTAACATTATCTAGAATTAAAATATGTTCGTACTGCACTAGATTTAGTTCAGCGAATCCAATTGTTTGATTTGATATTGCACGAACAACAAATTCGTTGGTATCTCTAACAATTGTAAAGTTATTTTTCACAATTGGTTTGTAATTCACATCCATTAGCCTACTACCAGTTGGCGTATTAACTATCTCGTCAACCTGTGAATTGGAACTAGTAATTTTCAACGTGTCGGATATAGGGCTGAGAACTATAATGTTTCCAGATTTCCAACCTTGGCTAGTCCAATATAAAAATTCTTTGGCGCTTAACACCCAATTTTTAACTTCGTTCAGTAAGTTTTCTCTATCATCAAATGTGAATCCTTGAGATAAGAGGTACCTTTGGTAACTAATTAAAAAGTCAACAACTTGCTGTGTTGTACTATATTCAAATCCATAAGGAATAGTTTGTACAATTCTTCTTGAATCTTTAAACACAGTAGCAGACTTACCACTTACATTTATTTTGTAAGCATTGTTATTTTCTAAACTAGGAATAATCCTGAAATAAGGATCATTGGTATTATATCCACTCACTGTATATCCATTTGCAGTTTTTTCCACAATTACAGCAGAATAAACTATTTTTGCAAGAGGTGCTCCTTTGTATAATTCAATAGAATAATTTTCGTCAGGAATAATGATGCTGTCATTGATACTGCTTGGGCTAACCTGTTCAGCTAGTAATTCTAAGAATTTTTTATCTGAATACCCTGCCATCTTGTAGCATAACTGAACTGATATGTTATTCAATATGTTTTTGACATAATCACTGGCATCGCTTATGCCAGTATTTTTTACATAATCTCTTATCCAGTTCACATAACCTGCACTTCGATTTATTGTGCCGCTGGAATCAGTGTAACCGTTGACTCTTATGCTGGTTGGTTGTAAGTGCTTGTTATTGTCAACATCTAAAAATTGGCCAAGCACATCATTTCTATAGTATTTTTTTACATCAGACAATAATGAAAAATAACGTGCTGGTTTACCAATTGCTAAGGCATATTGAACAGCATATGGAAAATCACTGCTTCTACGCCAACTTAATTCAGTTGGTCCAATATCGCCAACTGCATAACTGGTATTTGCTTTGTCGCTTGAAAAATCTGTTACCAAAAATTCCGAAGGGGGTCTTAGATTTCCGCTGTCATCGACTGGAATAATTGAGGTAAGTCCTGGGCGACTATACCTTAGATCAATGCCGGCACGAGCTCCGCTGTGAATGTATCCTGATTCTAAATCGCTCCAGAGTACAAAGTTCCCGCCGGTATAAGGAGCAGGTCCATACCTATCATTCCAATAGTCGGGCTTTTGACTAAATCCTAACATTTCCCAGGGATGAGTATGTGGGCGATCTGTATCAAAGAAATATCTGAATACACTACGCCAAGTACCTGGTAAATTTTCTGCGTTAACAACATCTTTGAATTTTTTGTAATTCCATGTAAAAGCATCTGACGCGGTAAACACATCATTGGTAGTGTAATCAACTCTGTTGGTGCCTACCCATCGTAAAAAACTTTGGCTTAACAAATGGTTGTATTCATTTAGTGTGTAATCTAAGATTCTAAATTTACCTGGAACATAATCGTTGATGTTAAACAAATTAATATCATACTCAACTTTGATATTGTTGTAAATTCTTCTTTCTAGTTCTAATAGAAAGGTATCTCTGTGATCACCAAATGCTGGAGTAATACTACCGTCATGTCCTTGAATTACCTGTATTGGTGTTTGATAGGTATTGTCTAAATAAATTTCTGGAACAAATTTTGGGTACAATCCCAGTTTTGTTGGTGTTTCCGGAACATAACTACCGTCTGTGTTATTGTATTCTACAATCGTTAAAATATCATTATAAAGAAGATTAAATGTATCTTGGATAACCACTGCTGGCCTGGTTTGATCAAAGTAATAATCTTGCTCTTTAACCAGTAATGTTTTTGATGTTACTCCATCTAGTGTGCGTGTAAGATACACAAAAACTGCTTTGTTACTGATAACATTATCTTGAAATATATTGGTAATTTCATAGGATCTTATATCAGTGTCAAAAACTTGGTAACTTGGCAAAGTTACTTTGTCATCGTCTCCGTGCGGAATCATATCACTGTAATACCAAGGAAAACTGTCGTTTTTAACAGCGTTGATGGTGGCCATTATTGCATCAACAGATTCAGACACGTTATTGGTGTCAAGATCGAGGTTAACAGCAAGTTCTAAAAATTTTATTTTAAATTGATTGTATTCTTTAGATGCAAGTCTAATCGAATCAATAAAATTAGCTACAGGATGATTGAGAAATAGACTAGAATATATTATAGGAGCACTTTGTTGCAAAATACTACCACCCCTAGCCGAGTATTTTATATCTCTGATATTACTTTTGCCTGGTACTTCTCCAACAATGTCTAAACTGTTATTTTTGAATTCAATTAAATGATTTCTTACCTGACCTAGTGTTAGTACATCAATATCTAAATTTAGACTGTTCACATCTAAATTTACAGGTATTTGATAAAATGCTGTATCTGATACCGCAGTTTTATTATAGATGCTAATAAAAATAACATCATTTACTGTCAGTAAAGAAGGATCTATTAGAATAGCCAATTTATCAACAGCTTTTGTTATTGCAAATTTACCAACTGCTACTGGTTTGTTATTGATCACAACTTTGATATTAGGAATTTCTACGCTGATGTCTGGTAGAATATCTACTGGAAATAAGTTTGTAGATCCGTCATAAACAAAATTAAAAATTTGATATTGTTTGCTAAAATTGTTATTAATTACCCAATTGTTAGTTCTAGTACTTGTAGATCTAGATAGATTTTTTTGTAAAAATCCAGTATTGATGTTGACAGTCTGAGCTATACCTCCTAATAAGAAATAGGTAAAAGTATCTAGGTTGAAATTGTTTTCAAATTCTATGTCTCCTTGAGTTAGCAAATTTTTATAACTAACCGGAAAACCTAATACACTGTCGTTGCTTCCTGTTCCTTCTTTGTAGGAAAATATTTTGGTGCCCAAAAACTGTGAACCGTTATAAACTGAAAAGTCGCTAAAACTGACACCATCACTGTTGATTACGTCAAACAAAGGAGGTTGGTTGACTGACGTTTTTTGTTGGCTTTCTATCCAATTGGTGCCATTGAAATGCCATTGTTTCTGTCCGTTTACACCGCTATTGACCACAATGGTGTGGCCTTCACTGACTAGAGCATCATTGGCTTCTTCAATATAGGCTCTATAAATTGATGTAACTGGTGAGGGAGTAGATGCCTCTACTATTGAAAACGTAAAAATTTTATTTCTGACCTCAAGATTTTCATCTTGACTGAAAATAATCCTGTCACCGTGCGTTAATGTAAGAGACTGAACATCTGTGGCCGAACCAGTACCAGCGGTTGTTCCGGTGGCTGTGAATCTTACTTTGTATGCTGTGCCGGTAGTGCCCGTTTCTATTCCAGTGGCTGTAAATACAGTGCCAGCAATACTGCTTGCTGCACCAATTGAAGTCCAATTAGTATTTCCTACCATGGCAATAATATATTGACTTCCTATTTCTAAACCAGCTGCAGAAATCAAAGATGCACCAACTGTGGACCAGTTGCTTGTTCCTAATGTAGTGATATCATAGGTTCTTCCTACAACAAGGTCTGACGAATTTCTAATTAAACTTATAGTGAGTTCAGTGGGTGGATCTGGCGGACCTGCCACAATAACACCTTGCACTTGTGTGTAAGCATTTGTAATCAAGTCGTCTAATATGTCAACTGGTGCTTTGGCTTCAGTTCCAAAATTAAATAATTGAATGTTTGGATAAAATTCTAAAATTGGTCGCTGTGCTCTATAACTTTGATTTAGGATCAAATCCGTATTATTGTATTCAGCTGTTTTTTCAATTACATTTACATGAAACCATCTATTGCTTCTTGACCAACCATTTAAATCAATACTACTTCTATTAATAGTAATGTAATCAAGAGATGCCAAGTTATTATTGTTATCTTCAGGGACTACCAAGTCAGCTTCTGCTATCAACTTGATTGAGTCGCCTACTCCTTCTACATAAAAAGTTTTATTTGCGTAAGATTCAGTAGCAGTAGAATCAAATTGTATTTTGAGACCATTGGTAAAAACTACGCCGTTTGGACTAACATAATTCTTTTGACCAATTATATCTAAATCAGGATCAATTTCTGCCAATTCTAAATCAACCAATTGAATACCTCCAACTGCTTGATCAGTTTGATCGCTTTGGTAATATAAAAAACTTAGAGGGGCTGTAATCTGAGGAACTTCGTAATAAACATCTAATCTACTGTAGAATTCTTTACCAGCATTGGCAGCACCTGAAATTACTCTAACCTTTTGTTCATTTAATACTGTGGTTTTTCTAGTTAGGTAGATTCTTGGTTTATCATCCTCGTCGTTGTATACTGAAATTTGATAAACATCGTTTCTTTCATTAAACGGTATTAATACGTCTTGATCTAAGTAAATTACATCATTTAAAACTCTAGCTGTATCGTGCCAGAAGACATCGTCTATGAAAGCAGTATTAACAAAGATTAAACTGGCTCCATTTAGAGAAAACGTAGGACCATCAATTCCTCCCAGTAGGGTTTCAAGATCACTCAATAAACAACCTTGTAAAGACTGATAGCTGTGATCAGTAGCATAATCTACAGTGTCAATTATTCTCATGTTAGTCCAATTAACTTGAGAATCTGCCAATGGTACCTGGAATATTACACTTCCTACATCTTTGCCGTTATCAGTAACACCAAACACTGATCTAGTAGACAAGTTAGGCGCATTTATATCAGCGCCTAACGACCCAGGGCCAGATTGTATGTAAAATTTATTTCCTGGTTCATTGATTTGAAACACATATCGTCCGCCCCTGGCCAATGTAATAATTGGATTTGGAGCTTGATTGAACCCGCTGAATTTATAGGTTTTTGATACAGAATCATATGTCACATCAAAAGTTTGCTGTAACGGAACTGTGCTTGCTGTCACTGTAACTGTGTCTGGACCGTTAGCTAACCAATAATACTGAGCAAAATTTATTAATTTGTCTAAATCAATTTGAGGATCAAACGAATAATATTCACTATCAAATAAACGTGAATGATTATCACTTAATCCGCCGTAAAAATTTATTTTGTTTAATAGGTCAGTATAGGTTGTAACGAATTCTACATTACCAGTTACCGTATCTTTAATTATAACACTAGGTTCAAGTTGATAATCTTGTCTGTCTTTTGTAGGTTCACTAACATAACTGTCTGTGCTTCTATAAGAAGGTGCTAACTTTCTTCCAATGTATCCGTTTATTCTAGTAAAATCTGGTTCACTTAATAACTGATCAGCGGTAGCGTGTAAGAACTTTCTATTCGTATCTGTTCTAAAAATCTCAGGTAAAAATTGTAAAGTTTTAAAAACAGCCATTTTTTTTCCTATTAACCAGTTATATTCAATTGTGCTGCTGTAATCGCAGGTATTATTTGTACATTATCCACTGTGGCTGCACTTACAAGTATCTCGTCGGGGTCCGCATTTATCTGATATAATGTACCAAATCTACTGTCAGTATTTGATGGAACTATAATAATACTGCTCACGTAAGGTACTAACGCAGTATGTAAATATGCGCTCAACTCACTGAAGTAAAATGTTTCGCCAAAGTCCCAGTTGTTAATGTCGAAGTATGTGTTAATGGCCGCGATAACTTGGCTTTTGACTTCGTTGTCACTTATTGTGAGATTTGGATTTTTGATCACTTTAAAAGTGGCTCGTAGTGCGGCGTCTGCTTTGTTACCAAATAATGGTTTAAACACCGCAGGATTATATATTATACTATCACTAATAGTCTTAAGTGCTTCAATTGACCCAAACTCTGTTTTAAGCTCTGCAATTGAAGGCGCTGTAGGTTTACTTACTTTGTTACTTGTGTCAGACAAATAAGCAAAATAATCATTAGAATATGTTTTAGTAAGAATATAAAAATCAATCAGATTGTTAGGACTAGGATCAATTCTTCTATTATTGGGTGCGTTGTGTTTGTATTGAAACTTTAAATTTTGTCTTCCTACTCTAGCAATGTAATTAGATACTACTGTCAATGAGCTTCCTGTAGACTGGTAAAATGTAGGTCCATTTTCAGCTGGGACAGCCGCATCGCCAAGACTTGCATAAAAAATAGTTCCGGCTGCATACAAAGAAATATTATTTAAAATATCTGTTTTGGTTTGAAATGTACCAACAATTTGCGTTTGATCCACTGGATCGTATCGTAAAAAATTATATTGATCAACAGATTCAATAAAGTAAACGTTTTTATTTTCAGGATTAACAGATGGATCAACTAATTCTAAAAATAAATCAGGATCGTCGGGTACCTCATCTAAATTGTCATCTGGAAAAGTTATTTTAATTTTTCTGTTATCATCAATTCCATCTGCCCCTATAGCTCTATTCCAAATTCTATAGGTTTGACTGTAAAAAAGTGCGTTGCTAGAGTCCGGCTCGGTATTAATTCTTAGAACTTTAATAAAATCAACTAACGTGGTTGCAGTCCTACTGTCGTACACTCGTACATCGGGATCAAAGTAAAATCTTGTCTCTCTTTCACTTTGAAAATAATAATCTATACCTCTACTAATAGCAGTGTATTCACCATTGGCAAACGATAAACTAATAAACCAGCTGTTGTCTGCACCAGTTCCAGCAGTGCTGCCGGCGTTTGTTAAACTAAAACTACCTGAACCAAGATTTTGACTTTCAATAATTGTCCATGTCATGGTAGGTATATCGTATCTTAGTCCAAATGTTTTGTAACTTAAAATTTGTAAAATAATACTGTTAATCAATGACTCTGGCCAGTCGTTCGCAAAAACGGGAATAATTTCACTTACAATTGCTCCAGTAGGCACAATCACACTTAGTGTGGCTGTAGATGATAACCCTGGATTGTTGTAGTCTATAATGCTGGCCCACAAACTTGTACGTTGATATTCTGTTTCTGGTGTCCCAGATTGTAATTGATTCTGTGCATCAAAATATTTTCCAGCTGGTGCAATAAATTTCACCAAACTACCTTGAACTAAAAATGTATAGTTAGGACTTGTAAAAGTACCCGAACTACGTCCAGAACTGGCAGAAGTTTGTGTCCATACACCCACTGTCGCCACAGTTCCTGTCCCAGTGCCCACGGCTGTGGCTTTGAAAATAGTGCCAACTGTGTTTGATGATGCTCCAAAACTTGTAAAATTGGTTGATCCTACACTTATGATTTTGTAGGTTGTTCCAACTACCATGCTTGTGGCCACAATAGTAGATCCTAGCGGACTGTTTCTAGTAGCAGTATTATAATATAAATGTCGCGTAGTGATACTTGAAATTAAAGGTTGAAGCGTGTTCCTAACAATAGCGTTTACTTCTGTTGTGCTAGTAAACTGAAATACTTCTGTTTCTTCATAATCTTCTCGATAGATTACACCATCTTCAGCAAAAATATTTGTACTTGAATATTTTCCAGTTGCGTCTATAACATCAAGATATCTACTTACTCCCGAACTGGTCCTATTAGTTGCCTTTAATTTTAATATATTACTAAAGGTTGTAAATGGCAAAACATTGTAGTCTTCGCCAGTGACCATGCGATTTTGTGTATAATACTGTTGAGGTGCTTTTGTTCTAATTTCATCAAGACTTTCTCTTGAGATCGCATTAGTTACTGTATATTGTAAACTAGCTCTAACAGTCAATGTTTCTGCTCGACCAGTTCTGCCTCTGTAAGGTAGAACTATTGTTATTCCTGACATTTCGTCTGGTGTAATTTTGTAAGTTAAGTTGTTACTGGTTCGATAGTAAACTCTGAAGCTGCCTACTGGAATATTTGTAAACGAGCCGTCGCCAAAAACTAAATCAATTTGATCATTTGCTCTTGATGCTACGCTATAAAGATTTCGTTGGTCGGTATTGTTATAAATGACATTTATTCCATTCACAGCAGGAACTTGCGTCCAGAGTGTGTCCAAGTTTCCGCTTGATGTTAAACTATATAACCAAACATCGGTGTTATTAATATTATCAAAATTTACGTTAACAATACGATTTGACAAACTTTCAGTAATATTAAAATCTAATGAATTAAGCGCACCTTGTTTAAAATAGAAAAAATATCCAGTATTGTTACTTGAATTACCTTGATTGTCGTTTCTGTATAAAATATTAAACGAAGCAGATGTACTTGGTTCTGCCTCATAAATGTATTCCTGATTTAACGATGTAGCACTTACTGCTTCAAAGGGATAGGTCACACCAGCAATGCTGGTTGTAAATGGGTAAGTTGGTGTAATACCTGCTACAATATCTACAGCATATTCATCTGTTTTTATGCCATTGAGATTTTTTGTTGCTCCTGGTTTGCCAACTGCCTGATTAGCTACCAGTGCAGCATTAATAATTGCAGTAAATTGCTCTAACCAGTTTTCATTTGTGCTATCATTCCAGGTAATAATAACATTACTCAAGTTGATGCCGGTGCTGTCAAACAATGTTTCTGTTGTGCTTACACTGTCAAATTTTAAAAATCCAGAAGCAGGTGTACTTCTTTTTGGGTTGTAACTAACTAATCTTGCTAGTTTTAATATGCTGTCTCTACGCTCTGCAGTATCTAAGAAATTTTCTCTGGCATTTAGATCAGCTCTAAATGCTAAACTTTGACCTAGAAAAGCTAAAAGATCAATGAGTGCAATGTATTCAGAACTGTCTGTAAAATCATTGAAATCTTCTGGATAATAGGTACGTAAGTATTCAATCATTGACTTACGTAAAGTTTCATAATCAAAACTTTGAAAATCAGCTTCTCTGAAAGTTTGATAAACTTTGGTCCAATCTTGTTGGACTAATAAACTTGTTTGTCTTGTAGTTATAGCCATACTTTATACCCGTATTTTGTATTTATCGAAATAATAAAGTGGTACTTTTAAACGGCTATCACAGAGTTCAATTCTTTGTTAAATTGAAGAGTGAGTACGTCACTTAGATCATCGGGCAAAAATGTCATTTCAACTTGAATCTGTAAACCGTATTCAAATTGATCAATTAGTATATTGTCCACTCTTACCCTAGGATCATAATTTACAACTCGTTGAATATCCTCGACAACCAATGCTTTGACGTCAGCGGTTAAGGGCTCAAACAAAATGTTCCAGATTATACTGCCAAATTCTGGATTCATTAATTTTTCGCCTTTTCTAATGGCAAAATTATTGAGCAAGTCGCGCTTAATTAACTCTAAATCAGTTAGTCTAAACTTTTTGAGCTTGTCAATAGTGCTAAAACCTCGGTATCTAGTAATGGCCATGTTTGTATTTATTCTGGGGTATCTGCACCAAGGGTGCCAATAGCGTAACGTCCGCCGTTAAAATATATGTGCCCGGGGCGTCCTTGACTGTCTAAAGGTTGCCCGGTATTTCGCCAAACATTTGCCTTGGTGGCTATAGAATAGTTTTCTAAATTGATTGTGCCATCTGGTTTGCGAGGATTTTGATTGAGAGCTGGATTGCCTAGATCTTGATATTGATAGGCCAGTGCCAACATACCAGCTATAGTTTCTTTACTGTCGCCATCTCTTATGGCACCTGCTTTGATAAGTTCTCTATACTGCTCTTGCATAAAATCATTCATTATAGCGTCTTGCACTTCTGCAGCAGACACAAAAACATCATTAGTATCTACTCCATCTTTAGCTGCCCATGTACCATCTGCTTTTTTGTATCCGTATCTAGTCAACAACCACTCTGATGTCTGATACTTTCCTAATTTTAAAGGGGAAATAGTAAAAGTTACATCGCCGCTTACTGTATGATTACTCCCTAACATTATTTGATTGTTAGTTAAAAATGCTGTTCCGGTGCCGTTTCCTGCAGCATTGGCTACGAATGTGTTTCCAATTATCACATTAGCAACATTGCCCGGCAATCCAAATAGTGTAAAATTAGTAGTACCAATACTGGTAATAGTGTACGTAAAGCCAGGAACAAAATTGCCCGAGGTAATGTTGCCTCCTACAGATTTTTGGATGACCATGGTATTGCTGCCAAATCTTCCGGTACTAGGACTACGAATGTTAGCTACCATGCCTAATTGTATATCTCTGTGATCGGAGTTGGTAATAATCAATGTGGCCACGTTTGCAAAGTATGTGTTTGCATGTGAAACCACAGTATTGGCGTTTATATTGGCAGTAAACGGTCCCAGTTGCGGAACTCCAATTCCAACCAGGTTGGCGTTTATGTTGCTTTCAATGTTGCTTATTTGAACCTGTATACACTTGGTTTCAAATTTTGTAAGAGTTTCAATGTTGGGTTTAAATTTTTCTAAACCAATTCCTCTAGGCGACGACACATTGGCCAATACTTCACGATTGGCAGGATTGATTACCGTAAAATTACTTGCACTTGTTATACCGGCATTAGACATTATGTTTTTCCTGGCGTCTGTGGTTTGGGTGCAACAATTTTACCGCTGTTTTTTTTGAGTTTGCCGGTTTGCCTGGTCCACGGTTCGTGAGTGGGTGCAAACGGTGATAAACTTTCAAACAATGTACTTGATGTTTTCCACAGTTTTGTGTTGTTGTCATATTCCACATTGGCCTGTTGATAAAATTCCAAAGGTAGATTGGTCAATGGCGATGCTGGTGTACTGGTGTTTAAAAATATTTTCCTGCCTTTAAGCACAAGATCTGCACTTGTTTTCCATCCGCCAGCCACTGCTTCCATCAGCAACGTGGTTCCGCTTTTTATTCCAACGTTGCCTGCATTGAGAGCATAATTTTTTGTTGCAGTAAGTTGATAATGTTGGGTTTCGTTTAAAAAATATTTGTTTGCAGATACTTTGATCGAATTGCCGCTGGTAATATTCACGTTGTTGTCTGCGTGTAAATTTAAATCTTGCTGTGCTCTAATACTAACATTGCTATTACTAAAAACGTTTACACTACCATCTGGCGTCAATTCAACCCACGCTGTTCCCTTACTATTGCTGATATAAATTAAATCTTCTGTGTCATGCATCAAGATTTGATGACCACTGCTGCTTCGTAGTCTTAACAATCTGCTTTGACCATAAATGTCACCGTCATCCATTACCAGCGAGTGGCCGCCTTTTCTGTTAGGGAAGGTTTGCACTGTGGATATGCTTAAACTTTGGTTTTTTAGCAGCTCATCTAGGTTAGGAAAATCAGTTGTGTCGGGACTTGTTCTTCCTGGACTACTTAAACCAATCACTTGGCTTGGAGTTTCTCTTTGACTGCTACTTGTAATAGTACCACGCACAGGATCCCGGTCAAGTCCTTGTTCAATAACAATGTTAGCTTGCCATGTATGAACAACTTTCGGAAGGTCGTAAAATTTTGGATCATTGTCTACTGAAAAATTCTCAGATACCAGTTCAGCTGTGGGAAGATAACTTGTGCTGGAAATTCTACCTTTTCCGAATGTAGAATCGTCATTAATTTTGCCAGTGATTGTGTTACCAAACGGTCTTGCCAACCCAGGTATCATGTGTGTTGTCTGCATGTTAGGAACACAAGCAAACCAATATCCCCTGGTAGGGTCACCCATAACAAAAGTTATTAAAACAAAGTTTCCTACATCAGGAGGTACTGCCCAAAATCCATATGTTTGTTGCGAGAATGCAAAATTGTTTGGATCTGCGGACCCTGGCAGTCCTAGAGTACTTCCTAAAAACGGACTAGCATACCTAACAATAAACCATTTACTAGAATCATCTTCATCACCACCTATGTCGGGCACAAACACAGCCAAACGTCCCAGTCTGGCAGGATCAGCATTGTTCTTGATAATTGCTAAAAACGGTCCAGGATCTAGTTTGACAGAAGCACCGCCTTGCCAGCCACCGCCGGCCCAGTCTGGTATTTTTACTCCAAGTTGTTTATTTGTTGGCATTAGGATTCTGCTCCCGACTGAGTTGATATTCTCTGTCTGCCAGAGTAATCACTACTTTGATTATTTACAGGTTGAGTAGAGGCTGTGGAAGCTTTTGGTAACTCATCGGGCATCCTAATTAAATCTAGTGTCTGTGTAAATTGTCCTCGATTAAAATCACTTTGCACTGTCAAAACTTTGTAAATGCCGCTAAATGATCCATCTGTTTTTCTACCGTTACTCAAAATTTCTTGTTTGTTTTGAATACCAATGCTGTCATCTATGTCTATGGCATTTTTAAAATTTAGTTTGACGTAAACTTGTTCGCTATCAAACAATATTTGGCCGGCAGTTGGTCCATCTCGCACTATGGGCGTGATTCCTCTATTAGCAATCAACTGTTGGTATTCTTCTGATCTAGGATTATAATAGATATCATCTTGCTTTATAAAATCTGGATCACCTATTATTTGTATTTTTATGTTGAGATTGTCGCCGCGAGATTTTGTATAAATGCTATTTTTTAAGTCGCCTACGAGTTTTTCTTCAGGATTAGTAGCAGTATTCATACCAGTGGCATTTATATTATACCCGTTTACTTCGGTGGTTTGTGGTACAACTGTGCCTGTTGATTCTGTTCTAGGTTGCTGCAAATTTGCAGGATTGTTAGGATCATTGGGATCACTGGTTCTATTAGTGCCTCCCCTGGCTACTTGTTCTCTGTAGGTAGAAATTTGTGTGTAATAAGCGGTATCAAAATCAATATCGACACGAGTAATATCCTGATTTTTACCTGTATACAAATAGTTGTATTCTCTTACCACCTGCCTTTCTACATCATTGCCTTTAGTTTTAGGAAAGTTTGGATGATACGCATTTGCTGTTGTATAAGGTAATATAGTATAATTGACCGTCTTGCTGTAATTGTTTCTTATAATGTCAAAATCTTTTAATTCCACTGTAGGAATAATTTTATACCATTTGATATTTTTTGGGCTGGCTTTGCTATCAGTTCTTTCGGCTCCGTTGGTATATTCTTGATTGGCTTGTTCCTCATCTCTCAATTGATTTTGAACATTGATTTGATTTTTAACATATTCACTTTTGCCTAAAACTTGATCAATGACTTCAATTATACTTGTACCGGCTGCAATATTATAGGCTTCAACGTTTTTCAATCCTGAATCTGCAGTTTGGTGAACACCTTTGTTACGATCTCCCATTGTTGAATTTGTGCTTTGTGTGCGTTTAACGTCAACGATGTTAGAATCAGCTATTTCTTTGGGCATAACAAAACTGATTTTAGTGGGAGGAAATTGAGTAATTTTGGCTTTACTTGCCACTTCTTCCATGTATCTATTGTAAGCTGCGGTATAGCTTCCAGTGTTATATATAATTGCAGCTTTTTTTGATTTACTATATTCTGCTATTTCTGCTGCGGTGGGAGACTTTCCTACTTGATAACTTGAAGTCACTTGAGGGTTTTGCGTTATCCATTTTTGAATGTCTGCTTCTAGTCTCTCTTCTTGGGCTTTTAATTCTCCTGCGAACAGTTGGGCTTGGTCGTCGCTATTAGAAAAAAAGTCGCCTACAGTTTTAGCATCAACATTCAATACGACTGGAGTAGGAGCAGTTGTTTGATCAAATGCGCTGTGATTGAACGGAATAGCCCGACAGGAATAGGTGCTACCACTTGCACTAGGCTTGATCTTCATTTCTATAAACTTGATTGCTATCCTTTTTCTGTCAATTAAATTGTCTGTCCTGTTGAATTTAGACAACATGTCATCCGTTGGACTGGCTAGTAAATCTATTTGCAGTAGATAAGGTTGTGTTGCGTAGTTAGGATTACGATCTTCTGAAGTTTCACAAGCACTTAGCAATCTATCTAAGAGACTTAGTCCGTAAGGTTCTGTGATAGTAAACGTTATGTCTATGGCGTTACTAGCTTTGTTTTTTGCGTTCAACCCCACAATGGTTTGAATTGACAAGTTGTCAATAAAAAAATCCGTACGAAAATCTGGATGTCTTACTGTGTCTGTATCACTAGTGCCTTTTCCTTTGGAATAACCTCCTGAGCTACTTATCAATGCTTGTTTAGGTGTAAACTTACTAGGGTTAGCTGAAAGCGTGTTGTAATCTTTACTGGTCAAGAAAAATAAAGTTATTCTATAGGTATAACTTGTGTAGGCATGCAGTTTGTTGAAAGGTTTTTTCTCTGCAGGCTTTGAAGTAAACGAAGATGTATTGCCTGAAGAGCCTGCACTTACTACCGAACTGCTTTTGTTGGTGCTAGCCGTATCACCGCTGAAATTAGCTTCTGAGGCCATCTGTTACACCCCTAGTTCTTGTTTGAGTGTGTCTATTTTAGGTATGTAGATTCTGGTGCCAGCAACAAAATCACGCAAAGGGTCAACTAGTGTATTAGGATTGCGTTGTGCAAACACCCACCATAAAGAGCTGGTACCATAAAGGTCAGCTGCTAAAAGATCTGGTCTAAATTCGTACACACTGTCAATCTCGTACAAAACATCATCGGGCAGTTTTGATATAGGACGATTGGTCATTACATCCAAGAAGTCTCCGAAGCTGTTTGTTTGGTAATAGGGACTTGAGGGCTGATAATTTACTCGAGCCATTATAGATAACCTCCCGGATATGGATTGTTCTTGCCAACTATCAGACCGCCACGACCAAACTCTTTGTAATCAAAGTCAATGGCTTGCGATCTACTGATTACCGGCTGTAATGTTAGGCTAAACGTGCTTATTGTGGGCACTCGATTGAAAGCATTGTTCACAGTGGTTTGATCTATTGTTATACTGTTTGTTTGCCCAGGTGAAGCAAAATATGTTGAAGCGGTTTGAACTTGCTTGGTAGTAGTAGACTGAGGAGTCATAACTTCTATATAGTCAACATCACCGGGCATGGTGTGTTGAAAACCAGTTACAACACATGGTACATTTGGTAAATAGTGTTGCCCATAACCATTTAAATACACAATCGGCGGAGGACTGCCCTGATATTCGCCTGAGGCGCCGTAAAACATTTTTGTACAAGCTCTAAAAAAGTATAATGCTGCTAAAAAATATTTTCCTTCTTCTACGTTTTGAACTGTAAAGTCTCCATTAATACTAATAGCTGCCACGGAACTTGATTCATAAAAATATTGAGCGTAATTTGAATGTGTTAATGGAACCGAGGAATAGTTTGCAGAATGCGATACTGTCACAGTTGGCACATAAGGAAATATGAAACCATCAGTTGATCTTAGAGGTGCTAAAAGACCGGTGGACCCAGAATCCCAATATAAAATTTTACTACTAGGATTTATGCTAACTCTCACACGCCAGTCATTATCTGTATCATTAGAGCCAAATTGCACAGCAGGATTTTGGGTAAATGCTTTGGGCACAGCACGACCACCTGGTAACAAACCTGCAAGACTTCTTCTAATGTTGGCAGGTATAAACCCGCCGCTGGTTGATGTAAAATTACCATTATTTGGGATTATACCTTGAGCAGAGCCGGCTACTCTACTTGCAGGTCCATTGGCTAGCGACCGTAATGAACCGCCGAGGTTAGTTAGTATTTGCGTGACTTTTGGCATATAATTGTTCTTGCTTTTTTATTATTTATTTGCTAAATTAACTGAGTATTTAAAGGAATCAAATGAAACACAACTATCTAAACAACAGAGACATTTTAAAAGAAATACACAAAAGCAAACTCACGTACTGTTCTTTTTTAACTCCAGAAGACGGCTATTACGATATAATTTTACCGTCTGTTGACAAAATCAACAAGAAAAATACTGCAGAAGGGCGTAAACTACGTGCTGAACGACTGGCTCGTGCTGCTTATGATGCTGCACAATCAACTAGCACTGTGAAATTAAAACTTGATGATTTTGCTATCAAACCAAGCAAAATTCCCGTAACAGACATAGTTTTTAGAATCATGACATGGGACCATATTCCAACAGATGCTATAAAACCCAAAAAAGCCAAGTTGCAGATCGAAGACGATGATGTAGATCCGCTTACAGAATATGATGATGTGGCTGTTGTTGCACCTAGTAAATTTGTCAAAGTCAACTTTCCACCGTTCCAGCACTTCAAGATTGATGAAGAAGGCGTGCCCTACTGTGTAGGCAAAAGCCATTGGCAAGGTGATTTGATCAAGGGCCAATTTAATAGAGAACATGGCACAATGACTAGAACACTAGCACACATGTTTATGAAATTGTGCGAACGCTATGCTACAAGATCAAACTGGCGTGGTTACACCTACAACGATGAAATGCGTAGTCAGGCCTTGTTACAGTTGTCACAGATCGGACTACAATTTGATGAAAGTAAATCGCAAAATCCTTTTGCTTATTACACTGCCGCTATCACTAATAGTTTTACTAGGGTTCTTAATATCGAGAAGCGTAATCAGAATTTACGTGACGATATTCTCGAAATGAATGGTCTGACTCCTAGTTATACCAGACAGGGCATGGGGTCATGGGGTGGCAATCCACAAAGTGGCGATTACAGCGATGATTAATTAGATATGAACAATGTGTATTGTACTGCGCCGTGGAGCGGATTGACTATTAGAGAAAATGGAGACATTCGCACCTGCTGTGTTGGACAAAAAACGTTGGGAAATATTAACGAAATACCAATACAAGATATTGTCACTTCCAAAAAACTTTTGAAAATACAACAAAATTTCAAAAATAATGGAGTGGATAGCATAAACTGTAGCAAATGTTTGCAAGAAGAAAAACAGTCATTGCCGTCACTTAGAGATTACTATAATAGATATTACAATGTAACATCTTTAGATCATTTTAGTCTCAAAGTAATAGACATTAGATGGAGCAACATTTGTAATTTACAATGCATGTACTGTTCGCCTATGTTTAGCAGCGTGTGGGCATCTGCTTTAGAAATAAAAACAAAAACGCGAATCAATGACAGTCATTATGATCAGGTGGCAGAATGGATAATAACACACTCAAGTGACTTAAAAGAATTAATGCTGGTTGGCGGCGAACCATTGTTAATGAAACAAAATTATAAGATTTTGAACGAGATTCCTTTAGATACAAAAATCACTATTATTACAAATCTTTCATATAATCTAGAAGAATTACCTTGTATTGATTCTTTAATAGCCAGAAAAAAGAATTTAGTTTGGAATGTAAGTTTAGAAAATACTGCAAAACAATTTGAATATGTGAGAAATAAAGCAGTATGGACGCAAGTAGAAAATAATCTTTTATATCTAAACAAAAACTTTCCTGACATTGTTTCAGTAAATTTTGTCTACAGTATGTTTAGTGCATTTGACATAGATATCACCATAGAAAAATTAATATCGTTAGGAGTTAAAAAATTTAATTTAATTCCTATTGATTCTAACCAAACTATGGATGTGTTTTTGATGCCAGAACAAATTAAAAAAGAAGCACTTGAAAAATTGAATCGTGCCTTTGAAATTCACCAAACCGCTATTCATCCCGACGATTTACAATATTACAATATTTTTGGTTATGAAGAAATACAAAAGGCATTGAAACTACAAACCAAACCATCTATATCTAAAAAAGATTTTTATGATAAAATTGTTTGGTACGATCAATGGAGTGAATTAAAATTTAATGATTTATGGCCTCATGTAATGGATTTAGTAGACTTGCATTTACAATAAATTTCAAATATAATTAATTAATGTCTAACTTATTCAAACGAGCAGCAGTCTGCACAGATATACACTTTGGATTAAAAAGCAACAGTCAAACACACAATGAAGATTGCTTAAACTTCATAAAATGGTTTACAGCAAAGGCTAAGGAGGAAGGATGTGAAACAGCGTTTTTTCTTGGAGATTGGCATAACAATCGTGCTAGTATCAATATTGTCACTCTTAACTATAGTCTCCGTGCTTTGGAACATCTCAACGACAACTTCGATCGTGTGTATTTCATTCCTGGCAATCACGACTTATATTATCGCGACAAACGTGATATCCAAAGTGTTGAATGGGCTAAACATTTACCGAATGTGGTCATTTGTAATGATTGGCTACACAGCGGTGATGTTATTGTGGCCCCTTGGTTGGTAGGCGAAGACTACAAACGCATACCAAAACTGAGTGCCAAGTACATGTTTGGGCATTTTGAACTGCCCACATTCTACATGAATGCCATGGTGCAGATGCCCGATCACGGTGATGTCAAACGCGAAGACTTTACCGGCATTGAACATGTGTTTACTGGTCACTTCCATAAAAGACAAACACAAAAAAATATTACCTACATTGGCAACTGTTTTCCTCACAATTACGCAGACAATCATGACGATGAGCGCGGCATGATGATATTAGAGTGGGGTGCCGAACCCGAGTATCATGCTTGGCCTGATCAACCTAGATATCGTGTGTATCAATTGAGTGATGTTCTTACTAATACCGATACATTGTTACACAAAGATATGCATGTACGTGTAAACCTAGATGTTGACATCAGTTACGAAGAAGCTACATTTATTAAAGAAACATTTGTTAACACTTACGGACTCAGAGAAATTACACTTATTCCGCAAAAGACTGTTAGTGAAGATATCAATTACGATATCACCGGAAACATCATGTTCGAAAGTGTGGATACAATTGTTACCAATCAACTTACTAACATACAAAGCGAACAGTACAATAAGACACTATTGCTTGACATTTATAGAAATCTTTAATGTTTAAAATACGAACACTTGCAGTTAAAAATTTCATGAGCGTGGGTAATGCTACCCAGGCTGTTCAGTTTGATCGCAGAGATCTTACTCTGGTACTAGGACAAAATTTAGACCTGGGCGGAGACGACACAGGAGCCAGAAATGGAACTGGCAAAACAACCATTATCAATGCGCTAAGTTATGCGTTGTATGGTGCCGCTTTGACCAACATCAAAAAAGACAATCTTATCAATAAAACAAATGGTAAGAACATGTTGGTCACCATTGAGTTTGAAAAGGATGGCACGGACTACAGAATTGAGCGTGGTCGCAAGCCCAACACAATGGCATTTTATGTGGGCGGCCAGGAACAACAAATCACTGACGAAAGTCAAGGTGATAGCAGAGAAACACAAGCAGAAATTGAACGCATGTTGGGTATGAGTCATGACATGTTCAAACATATCGTAGCACTTAACACATATACAGAACCTTTCCTTGCATTAAAGGCCAACGATCAACGCACTATCATTGAGCAGTTGTTGGGTATTACCATGCTGAGTGAGAAAGCGGATGCTCTTAAAGAACAACTGAAAGCCACTCGTGATGCTATTACACAAGAAGAGTATCGTATAAAGGCAGTATCAGATGCCAATGCTAGGATACAAGAGCAAATTGAAGCCACACGGCGTAGACAAACACTATGGACTACCAAGCACACTAATGAAATACAAGAGCTACAAAAGGCTTTAGAAGTTGTGGGCGATCTAGACATTGAACAAGAGCTGGCCAATCACAATTTGTTAGATGAGCATAATACTAAAACTAATAAAATACGAGAAATAACTAAGTGGAAAGTTGCTTGCGAAAGCGACCAGGTAAGATTGCTAAAACAACTAGACAAACTCAAGTCTGAAATTGAGAAACTAGAAAAGCACGAATGTTATGCATGTGGTCAGGCAATTCACGATAACAAGCACGAACAAGTGCTAGAAGAAAAACGCAACACGTTAAAAGAAACAAGTTTACAATATGTAAGCAATCAATCACAACTTGAAGAACATATTGATACACTATCTGAATTAGGCGACCCTGGCTCTCCTCCCAAAGTGTTTTATGATAATAAAGAAGATGCTATCAATCATAGAAACACTGTGGCCAACTTAAAACAGAAATTAGAAACCAAACAAGCCGAAGCAGATCCATACGCCGAACAGATTCGCGAAATGGAAACCCAGGCACTGGAAGAAATAAACTACGATTTAATTAATGAACTGGCAAATGTTAGAGAACATCAAGAGTTCTTGCTTAAATTACTAACTAACAAGGACAGTTTTATACGTAAACGTATTATTGATCAAAACTTATCTTACTTGAATGCAAGATTGAGTCAGTACTTGGATCGCATTGGACTGCCGCACACTGTTAAATTTCAAAATGATTTAACTGTGAGCATTGAAGAACTGGGTCGTGAATTGGACTTTGACAATCTAAGCAGAGGCGAACGCAATAGATTGATTCTCAGTTTAAGCTGGGCGTTCCGTGATGTTTGGGAAAGTTTGTATCAGCCTATCAATCTACTATTCATTGATGAGGTCATTGATACTGGTATGGACAGTTCAGGTGTGGAAAACAGTTTGGCTATATTAAAGAAAATGTCAAGGGAAGGCAATCGAAGCGTTTGGTTAGTATCTCACAAAGATGAGCTGGCTGGGCGTGTAAACAATGTTCTCAATGTAGTCAAAGAAAACGGATTTACCAGCTACAATACAGATGTAGAAATTGTATGAAAATTTTATTAACTGGTTGTTCGAGTGGATTGGGCAAAGCTTTACATGATTTGTTACGGCACAATCACGACGTTCACAGTTTGAGCAGAAATGATTTAGATTTATCTGATGCCAACAGCGTAGTAAATTATCAAGTTGCTATCTACGACATGGTCATACATTGTGCAGGCACCGGAATAGGTGGTAAACTGCCGTTTAATAATCACTGTACTCAAGCAGTCAAAGACATCGTCTCAACAAATTTGCTGGCACCAGTGTTACTTACTAACAAACTGCTTCAACAGAATCCTGATTGTAAAGTTGTATGTGTAACAAGCACCAATAACAAACACTACTACCCAAATGACTTGGCATACAGTCTTAGCAAAGCTTCTTTAAGTGTATTTTTAAAAATGTTAGCTGTAGATCATCCTCAGTTGAAGTATTTAGAAATTCAATTGGGATTAACAAAGACGGAATTTAACAATAACAGATACAAAAAAGATATGGATAGATTTGTAGATATCTATCAATATCCGCACCTAGATGCGACTTATGTTGCTGAACAAATCAATCAGGTGTTGTTTAACAATCACATAAAATTTATAGAAATATCACCGTGAACTATCCGTGGCAATTATATCACTGGCATTTTGAAGTTAGTGGAAAATGCACTTTAAAATGCCCTAGGTGTCCAAGAAACGAGGCAGATCCTGTTCCTTGGTTAAACAAAGAACTGGATTTAGATTTTTTTAAACAAACGTTCTCGCCGGACTTTTTAAAAAACACAATCAAAAGAATAACCTTTTGTGGTGACATAGGTGATCCAATTTATGCCAGTCAATTTTTAGAAATAGTTGAATATTTAAAAAGTTGTAATCCCAAACTACACATCTACACTATAACCAATGGCAGTTACAAAAAAGCCAGTTGGTGGCAGGATTTTGCTAAGATCAGCAATGAATACGACACAATAAATTTTAGTGTAGATGGTTATGATCAGGCTTCCAACAATCTTTACAGGATTAATAGCGATTGGGACAGTATCATGCAGGGTATAAATATTATGAGCACCCAAAGTCAAGCGTTTGTGTATTGGGCTTCTATACTGTTTTCGTTTAATCAAGATCATATCACCAAAATAGAAAATCTTGCTAGAGCATTTGGTTGCGACGGTTTGCAGCTGACATACAGCACAAAGTTTGGTAGCAAGTACGGTGATGCATACGGCGGAGAGTCTGACAATTTAGAACCAAGATCAGAATTTATAAGCAAAAGCCATAGATACGAACGCTATCTAAAAAATTTATCAGGTCGTGTGCAATTAAATCAAGATTACTTAAATCACAACAAAGCGAAATTTGAAGAAATTAAAAAAACTTATAATCAATTTGTGACTCCTTTGTGTTTAGTTGGCAATCGTGGGTTGTATGTTAGTGCAGATGGTGTGTTGCATCCTTGCAGTTGGGTAAGTTATCCTTACAAATCTTTGCACACTGACAGAAAGACTATCATGTTTGAAAATAGTTTTCACCAAAAGTACAGAAACGAATTGAATTTGAAAAACAACAGTTTAGAAAATGTATTGAACAACCCATTATGGAACAAGTTATTGACTTCATTCAACAACAAAGATCGAGCATGGGTAGAATGCGAACAAAAATGTAATGTAGATTTAATGACAGAAGAATACGGTGTAGGATGGTTAACCAACTGATGCTCAAATGGAATTTTGAAGTAATTGCAGACATCGGTGTTTCTGCACCTTCATTTTCTGTGTTAAGTGCTGAAAATTTAGACATAACCTTGGTATCAGGAAAATCAATTGTTGAATTTTCTACTCCAGACTTGGGCGAGATCGTTATTGACTACTACAGTA